AGCTATCAAACCTGAGGGTACAGTCTCCCAGCTCACGGGTACTGCTAGTGGTATTCATCCTCAACACGCTAAGTATTATATTCGCCGGGTTCGCTCTGATAACAAAGACCCTCTCACTGACTTCCTGAAGTCTCAAGGGTTCCCGTCAGAGCCTGACTTCTATAAGTCTGACAGCACGACAGTGTTCAGCTTCCCTGTGGCTGTGGCTGACGGTGCTGTGCTGCGTGAGGACTTGGATGCTATCAAGCATCTACGTCTGTGGCTGCTGTATCAGGAACACTACTGTGAGCACAAGCCTTCTGTGACCATTTCTGTTAAGGAACAAGAGTGGCCTAAGGTTGGTGCTTGGGTGTGGGACAACTTTGACAAGATCACTGGCGTGTCTTTCTTGCCGATGGACGGAGGAACCTATCGACAGGCACCGTATGAGGAGATCGACAGTGCGGAGTACGAACGCCTGAAGGCTGCAATGCCTGCGGGGATTGACTGGGATGCTTTCATTGAAAGGACTGACAATGTAGAAGGAGCACAGACTTTGGCCTGCACGGCCGGAGCCTGCGAACTACCGTGAACTTTATCCTACAGTTCAGGCTAGGTATAGGCTTCGACATCGAGCACAATGAGATCAATCGGTACTGTATGTTAGACGAGGAAGGCAAAGAAGAAGTTGTTTGCTTCGTTGGTCTAATCATCAAGCTACCGTTCATTGAAATCCTGATCGGAGATTTCTTTACGGAATAAAAAAAGCCCCTGCAAGGTTCCTATAAAGGTTCCTTGACAGGGGCTTAATTATTTCAACAGCAGGCTTTCTGCCTGTCTCCTTCTGGTCAATCCTCTGAGCACTCTACCGGCTGCTTTGTCCCACTTCAGACACTCTAGCGCAGCCTCTTCCCAGTTCTTCTCGTTTATCCTCTTCCTGAAGGTACTGATACGAAGGTTACCCAGTCCACAGTTGTAGGCCCATGACAGCACAGCAGCCTGTCGCCTGGGTGGCTCATCCTTCAGACCGGGGCAGAGCTTCATCACACCCACATAGAAGTACTCCATGTGCTCGTCTAAGCCCTTCTCGCACTGCTCCATAGTCCAGATTGTGTCTGGATTGATGTCAGGGCCAGTAGAGCCATAGCCGATAGTCCAGGGGTGTCCGCCTGTGCCCGGATCAGGATACGCTTTGACTCTACCGTCAGGCAGAACCTTAGCGCATCCTTCAAAGGGCTTGACTAGAACATTCTTACATAGTTCAATTGCGGGGTTCATTTAAGTCCGGGCTTGAACGGGTCTTCAAAAACATCTACAAATTTGTCTTCTTTGTAACGAGTATTTTTTCTTTCTCCTTCTAAATACTGCTTAGAACGATTAGAAATATTCTCTTTTAATTGACTTGGAAGACCTTTGAACTGTTCCATTAAGATAGAAAACTCAGTAGCAAAAGAAGGATCTAGATGTACATTCTGGGGTACTTTACTCATCCATATACGTTGTTGCGGATCGCTAACTGATGATCTTCCTATACCAAAGGCTTGTAGTTCTCTAGGGGTTGTCCTGTAATAATAGTATTCGTCTTTCTTATTTTCAGGATAAAGCCTAGCAAGAGTTCCTTCTAATGTCTGCTTTCCAGCCTCTACTGCTTGCTTTTGCTGTCTAAGCGAGCCGATTGGCCCAAAGTTACTAGCAAATGTTTTATTTGCTGTGTCTAAGAACTGTCGTTCTTCTTTAGTAACCTTTTCCCCTTCCATAATCTTCTTAGCTATCTCTGATGCAGCATTGAAGAGAAGACGATACTGGACAGCATGAGACATTTCATGGGCAAGCGTTGCTCGCTGTCCTTCAGATTTAGGATTTCGAGCAATGACAGTATTCTCTACTGTATCATATTCTCCAGAAGCATCTGAATACGGCCTTCTTTGAATCCATCTAGGAAGAAGTCCTTGTTCAGCTAAGAGATTGTATACTTCGCTGGGATTAAATAAGTTAGCCATGTTTACTCACTTAGTTCTTAGGTTCACGTTTCTCAATGCTCCGACCAAGGAACCAGAACGTCAGAATCATCATCAGCATACTGAAGTCATCAGCAGTCCAGATTTCTTGCATGACCTGGATAGCGGGTAACCCACTATTGACAGCATACATGATGGTGACGATCTTGACAGCCGTATACAGACCAAAGAGCAACCAAGTGATACCGGGACGAACCAGAGCAGAGATGGAAGCAACCCACTTGTAAGCCTTCTTATCGGCTTCGGCTTGCTGCTTGAATGCTTCTCCGATAGCGTCTACATTGGCCTTGCTGAAGTCAATATACTTCTCTTCCATGCGGTACTCACCCCGCATCTTCTCTAGGTCAGTCTGAAGAGAAAACATCTTCAGTTCGTGGCTTCGTTCATCTTTGCGGTCAAGCCACTTCAGTACCTCCGGGGCCAGCCGGAACAGGCCACCGAAGATACTACCTAGAAGACCGCCTCCTAGCATTTCAAACATCTTATTCTTCCTCAGTCCTAGTTAAGCGGTTGTATTCTGCTAAGACCTGAGCACCAGTAATAGATCCTTCTTTGCTGGCTCTTTTCTCAAGAATCTTACCAACTTCTCTTACTGCGTCAGGGCGGCTGCGTAAAAGAACCTGCATTGCTCGTAATCCTCCCTCAGAGTACAGCACAGGAGCGGTCACAACAGCAGCCAACGCAGCAGGAGGGGAAGATAGAGCAGCGCCTAAACCAAAGCCCTGGACGACTTGACGACCAGTCTGATACTGAGTAGCGTCTTCTCCGAGCTTCTCAAGAGCAGCGTCTGACAGTTCCTGACCACGAGCTTGGCCAGCAGCAAAGGCAGTCTTGTTACGGCTACTGTCCCGCTGACGAACAGCGGTAGAATATTGTTTAGGGGTGAACACGCCGTTAGCAGCACCGGAGTTTGCTGCCGCAGTACGCATCACAGCGATATCTCCGTAAGCATTGTCTACTCGACGAAGAGCAGAGGTCTGTTCAGGATTCTGACGCCGAAGATTCTTCTTCATTGTCTCTAGTACATCAAACAAAGCATCCCCGATGTCTCGTTCTGCTTTAGTAGCACTATTCTTATAGGACAGTGCTTCTTTCCTCAGATCAGACTCGATACCTTTGTATGTTTGTCCGTCAATCCTCGCGGAAGTCCTGAAATTCTGCAATACAATATTGTCTAACTTAGAAACAACTTCTGCGCGCTGTGAGGGGTTCAATCCCGCCTTATTGACAGCTTTTACCGCATCAGAATAAGTATCCGAAGTCATTGAAAACTTAATCTTTGATAAAACCTCGTCATACTTCCTGTCAATAATGTTGTTAGCCTCTTGGACAGCATCTCTACCAATGACATCAGCCGGAAGTTCAGAATTAACCTTCTTCAATGCGCTATTGATTACGCCTTTGTTGAATTGGAAAACTGCACGCTCTTTTGCGTTACTGATGTAAGAACCAACCAAAGGAACAACTTCTGCAAACCGTTCCACATCTTTGTACTGACCGCCAAGAATCTGCCCCGGTGTCATTTGAATACCGAGGTCTTTCATTGTCTGCTCGGCTTTACTAATCAGGGGGTTGGCTGCTTTACCAATTACCGTAGCGGCTGCTGATCCTAAAGCACCTCCAACAGCACCTCCAACTGCTTGACCGGCCTTTTCCTCAGTAAAACTGTCTTCAGACACCACTGGCTGAAGAACACCAGTGGCAGCGCCACCGGCAACGGCTTGACGGGCTTTAGAAACACCTCCTACAGCCTGTCCAGCCCGAAGCCCTACAGCAATGTTTGCAGGGTTCAGCACATTGCCACCAAGACGAGCAATATCGAAGCCCTCTTCTCCACGGGCTTTTCTGGCCTCTTGGTAAGCCTGTTCTTCGGACTTAGCCATCTCGTCAACACGGGCAGCCTCGCGGCCAAAGAACTGACTAACCACATTAGGGGCCATGCCACCGGCAGAGGTTACAAACTCTAGGCCACGGGGAAGCAACTGAGCACCGGCAGTCAGTGGGTCTTTCAACCCCATCAAAAAGCCAGACTGAATAGCCCCTTCCTGAGCCTTTGGCGCAGAAGGAAAGTCCTCCTCTTTAGCAAGGCCAGCGGCAATTGCTCGTTGCTTAATTTGCTCCTTGGTAACGTTATCGGGAACACCTCTAATAACGACTCCATTTGGAAGGGTCACATCCATTATTTTCCTCCTGACGGGAGATCATTCCAATTCACGGTACGGGCACCACTAACACCTGTCGGAAGAGGTTTACCCTGCTCAACAGCCGTTTGCTGCTCCTGTACTCGTTTAATACCACGTTGAATCTTTTGTTCTGCTTGTTGAAGAATACGCTCAAGAGCTTTCTTCTCAAGAGTAATTTCTCCACCAACAACCTGACGCAGATAACGAAGTTCTTCAACGCTATCGTTACCGCCAAACTCTTGCAGTCGAGGAATAACAACCTCTCCAATAAGAGCACGATACTGTTCGGTGTTGGCTAGACGGGCCTTAGAGCCGATTGGAGTAAACTTAGCAACAGCTTCTTGCATTGGGCCGTAACCGCCAGTATAAATACCGGACTTAAGCAGAGTCTGTGCGCTTCTTACGGCAGACAAGGCATCTTCTTTACCTTGAATCTGAGCAACCTGTTCCCCAGTAAGTTTACCACCAGCGCTGCCCATAGCCTCACCTTGCTTTTTGGTGATAACTCCAGTAAGCTTTGCAAGTCCTTCGCCAAGAGATTCTTCCAGTGTCTTACCAGCAGGGCCTAAATCCTTGATTGTTTCACCAGTAAGCGAGTTGATAAGAAGTTTACGACCACCA